AGGGCCTTAATTGGCCCTTTTTTTTGGTCTAAATTAATTAAAAATAATGTATGTAAATAGTTGCATAAAGTTGCAATATTTAGTATATTAACTATGTGAGTAAATTAATTTGTAATCTAAAGGAGGGACTATGAAATTAATTACAAAAGAAATTAAAAACAAACTTGCAAAGAATGTTGGTGATGCAAATGTCGACAAGCCGTGGTTAAAGTTATTCAATCCAGCCGGTATTGGCACTTGGTTAATCACAGAATATGATGAAGATACTGGACTTATGTTTGGTCTTTGTGATCTTGGTTACCCAGAGTTAGGTTATGTAAACCTTAAAGAGGTTGAAGATCTGGATTTGCCTTTTGGTATGAAAATCGAGAGAGATGCTTGGTGGAATCCAGAAAAGACTTTAATAGAATATTACAACGATGCAAGGGGGGCAGCATAATGGAATATAAATCAAGTGACGATGTGATAAAAGACTTAATGCCAAAGGTTGTTAAGTTGGTTAGACAAACAGCTTACATTGATCCAAATGATTCAAGGGTTACTGACGCAGAAGTTCTTGGGTTAGTTGTGTCCAAGTATTTAAAATGGTGTGGTAGCGATATTATGGAGACTATGTTCTCAGCTTTAGAAGATGCTAACTTTCACGATCTTAATGAAAAATTATTAACAACATACAAAGATTGGGAAAATGAAGAAGATCCTAATGAACTCGACTGGAATAATACGGCCAGTCCTTTGCACTATTAAGGAGGCAAAATTATGATTACTGTATATCATGCTACTGAATTTGGAAATAACGAGAAGCCTTATAAAAAAGTTGCTTTGATTGATACCTTTTCTTTTCAACATGCTTACCGCAAGACTCAAAATATTGATGAGGCTTGGTCAGAGGATAATCTTAGAAGCACATCTGAGGGCGATGTCCTTGTTCTTGACGAAGGTCTTGACACTGAAATAACTTATTTTCTTGTGCCTATGGGCAATGGTCGTAGAGGCGACAAAATGTATGATAATTGGGGTGAAACTGAGGAAATAAATTACTTTAATCCTAATGGTTTTATCTATCAAGGCGAGACTACACAATGCCAGAAATAACCAAAATATTTGTTGATATGGACGGAGTCTTAGCGGACTTCGTCCGTGGTGTTGAAAGCTCTAAGTATCTTAACGGGCCGTTTGATAGACAAGCGTCCTATGACAGTCAAAAACTCAAATTTACTAATGCTGGTTTGTTCAGAGATCTGCCACCTATGAAAGACATGCAGGCTTTGGTTAATTATTGCAAGAATTGTGGTATTGATTGGGAGATCTTATCTTGCTCTGGTATGGTTAATAGAGACAAAGCAACCAAAGATAAAATTTATTGGATTAGAAAATATGTACATCCAAGCGTTATCATTACATGCACGCTCAAAGGCAAAGATAAAGCTGTGTTTGCTAGACCTGGACATGTGTTGATTGATGATAAACAAAGCAATATTAAGGCGTGGCAAGACGCAGGTGGCTATGGCATCTTACATATTGACGCTAAAACCACAATAGATCATCTAAATAAACTTAATGGTAAAAACCCTTATAGCTAGTTCTTAGTTGCGTAAATAACAGTCAAAGAGTATTATCAATAATGTAGAAATGATTGTTGCAAGCATGGTGTTTGCAATGGCTAATTTTATAGGAGGCTGATTATGACTACGCATTTTACATCGGGTGTTACCAATGTCTCGTCTGACGGAACATTAGGTAAACTAAAAGCACCTGCACCACACAAGTATCATCAATACTTTAATGATTTTGATACTTACCTAGCGTCTGATTGGACGATTACAACAACAGAAGGTGGCTCTGGTAACGCCAGTGAGGCCTTAACTGACGGTGACGGCGGGTTGTTGTTGATTACCAATGACGATGCTGATAATGACCACGACTTTTTTCAATTGGTGAAGGAAGGTTTCAAGTACGAGGCAGGCAAACAAATCGGGTTTCACATTAGATTTAAAACTAATGACGCAACTCAGTCTGATATTGTCGCTGGTTTACAACTAACTGACACAACACCATTGGATGTAACAGATGGTGTGTTCTTTCTAAAAGAAGATGGAGCTGCAACAATCAGCTTTATCGTTGAAAAAGACAGTACACAATCTACTTTAACTTTGCCTAACTCTTTGGCAGATGACACTTTTATGACATTAGGATTCATTTATGATCCAAAAGACCAAAAGTTTCATGTGTACCAAAATAATGTTCTAGCTGGCACAGTGGTTAGCACTAATGCACCAGACGATGAAGAGCTTGCTCTCTCCTTTGGTATTCAAAATGGTGCTGCTGCTGCAAAAACACTTACCGTTGACTATGTAGGTGCTTACAAAGAAAGAACAGCAGTTACAGAGTTATAGGAGTAGATAATGGCTGATACAGTTACCTCACAAACCATTCAAGATGGTGAGAGGCTTGCTATATTAAAATTTACTAATGAATCTGATGGCACAGGCGAATCTTCTGTTAAAAAAGTTGATGTTTCGGCACTCAAAGCAGATAGCAAAGGCAGAGCTTGTAGTAGCGTAGCTATTGCAAGAATCCATTGGTTTTGCCGAGGCATGGGTGTTGACATCGAGTTTGATGCAAGCACTAATGTTCTAGCAGTGACTTTGGCTCCGGATAGCTCTGGTGACGAGTATTTTGACCAGTTTTCTGGAATACCAAATAATGCAGGTTCAGGCGTAACAGGAGATATCGACTTTACAACAGTCGGACACTCAAGTGGCGATGCTTACTCTATCATTTTGATATTGAATAAAAATTACGGCTGATGGCTGTAAAAAAACCAAAGCGTAGGGCAAAACAAGTTCGACGCACTGTTGGCAAGGGCGGTAATTATCGCCCTACCAAACAGGGAGCAGGGATGACGCGTAAAGGCATTGCAGCCTATCGTAAAAAAAATCCAGGCTCTAAATTAAAAGGTGCTGTTACAGGTAAGGTCAAAAAAGGTAGTAAAGCAGCAAAGAGGCGTAAGTCATTTTGTGCTAGATCTTTAGGCCAACTTAAAAAAAGTTCAGCTAAAACAAGAAATAATCCTAATTCTAGAATTAGGCAAGCAAGAAGAAGGTGGAAGTGTTAAATGATTGTTAGAAAAAACGCAAGAAAAAAAATAAAGAAAGTGTCCAAAGCTCTGAAAAAAGCAAGCAATACGCATGCTAAACAAGCTAAGACTTTAGAGACATTAAAACTAAAAAAAGGTGGAAAAGCTAAGAAAAAGTCAGGCGCACCAAGTAATGTTGCTAATCCTAGCTTATATGCGAGAGTGAAAGCAGAGGCTAAACGCAAGTTTGATGTTTACCCAAGCGCGTACGCAAACGCTTGGCTAGTTAGAACTTACAAAAAGCGTGGTGGTAAATACAAAGGAGCTAAAAAAGCTGTTGGTGGCGAGGTCAACAACAAAAATTTAAAACCAATACCAGCTGATAATAAAGGCTTACCTAAATTACCTAAACGAGTTAGAAACAAAATGGGTTTTATGCGTAACGGCGGAGCTGTAACAATGGTCCAAGGCAGAGGCTGTGGCGCCATGATGGATTCAAAACGCAAAAAAACTAGAGTTCCAAGAAGCTAATGGTTGCCAAAGGTAGCACTATAAGACGCAAACTTAGACAAGGGAAAAAACTAGGTTTTAGTGAACGAGCCTCAGCCAAGGCAAGAGGTCTAATAAAACGATCAGATGGCACCAAAAGAAAGAGTGCTAAGTATAAAAAACGATTAAAACGAAGATTGTCCCGATGAGAAAAAAAAGAGATCCAAAAAAAGGCACAGGTAAAAAACCTAAAGGTTCGGGCAGACGCTTATATACTGACGAAAACCCAAAAGATACCGTTAGCATTAAATTTGCTACTATGAAAGATGCAAATGCTACTGTAAACAAAGTAAAACGCATCAAAAAACCGTTTGCTAGAAAAATACAGATTTTGACGGTAGGTGAACAGAGAGCCAAAGTTATGGGCAAAACTGGTATTGCTAATGTGTTTAAGCGCGGTAAAGAGGCTATAAGAAGGACTAGGAAGAAGTAATGTCATTAAAAGAGTGGTTTGGCAAAGGTCCTAAAGGAGATTGGGTAGATATAGGTGCGCCTAAGAAAAAAGGCAAATTCCAAAAATGTGGTCGTGCTTCTGCAAAAGGATCTAAACGCAAGTATCCAAAATGCGTGCCAAGATCAAAAGCAAAGCGCATGACTAAGTCACAAATAAGATCAGCGGTCACTCGCAAGCGTGCAAAAAAACAAGGCGTTGGTGGTAAACCCACTAATGTTAAAACTTTTGCAGCAAAAGGTGGTATTATTAACAACAGTTCAAACATGGGTTTGTTTGGAAGGAGATAAAAAATGAAAAAAAGTAAATACATGGCAAGAGGCGGTGGTATGAAAGGGACTAAATATATGGCCAAAGGTGGCAGTATGAAAGGAACTAAGTACATGGCTAAAGGCGGTGCTGCTTTAATGAGCGAAATGAAAGCTAATCCTGGCATGAGCAATATGCCTGCGTCTGTAAGAATGGCTTTAGGTGGAGATATAGCAAAAATTAAAAGCACAAAAGGTATGGCTAAAGGTGGCGGTATGAAAGGCACCAAATACAGAGCAAAAGGCGGAAAAAGGTAATACTTTTTAATTAAATAAGGTGGCGTATTTAATATCAAATATCCCGCAGTTTAAATGCTGGGTAAGAAAAGAGTTTACAACCAATCATCAACATGGGCATGGTGAGTATTTACATGCCTTGGCTTTTGCAGTCAACACAATCCCAGACAGATCTCTCTCCTTTCAAGTGGTATTTACAGGTTGTGAAACTGATTTTGAAGGCTATCCTGATGAAAATGTACATGGTGGAGCAATGTGGGCAAGGATGCCAATACAAGCATTGATCGGTGATATACCCTTACCAGAGTGGCCAAAATCAATGGAGGATCATCTAGCACAACCTTGGGACTGTTTAAGTCACCATCATAGCGTGGTTATTTTAGATCGAGTAAGCTCAAGTCCTTGGTATTGTAAAATAGGTGGTGAGTTTTATCTTGGTAAATACATGTTTACCGTTGACTACACTGAACACTCAATAGCAGATGATCCAGCACAACACAAACAAAGCCATGTGTTATACTTGACTGACGCTGGTGAATACACAGGTAATTTTGTTGCTTTACCAAATAACCGCGTTAGAGCAACTAATCCAGCCTTATGGAGAACAGGTGAGGGACCACCAGATTTTTCTCCATCACAGTGGGTTCATTCAGCTGAGGCACATGAGAGTTACACAGATCCGGTAATTACATTTGACAATTTATATGCCTCGGACGAAGATAGAGAGTAATTATGGCATTATCAGGCAGTAAAGATTTTGAATTAGATGTAGCTGATTACATTGAAGAGGCTTTTGAGCGTTGCGGTTTAGAGCTTAGAACAGGCTATGATCTAAAAAGTGCTACACGCAGTCTCAACCTAATGTTAGCAGAATGGGCAAACAGAGGCTTGAACCAATGGACTGTGCAAGAAAAAACTCTAGATATGGTAAAAGATACCGCGACATACAACATTGATAGCACTAATGCTACCGCGCCCATCGATGTGTTAGATGTATTTATTAGAGAAACAGTCGGCACAGAAACGACAGATCTTCCGCTGACAAGATTAAGTAGAGCAGAATATTCACACATAACTACAAAATCTAGCACTGGTAAGCCTAATCAATTTTTTATCAACAAACAAACAACACCAACAATTAAGGTTTGGCCTACACCTGATAAGTCAAGCACTTATGTTGTGCACATGAATGTGCTAACAAGAATGGATGATGCGGATGCTGGTGCTAACACATTAGATATGCCATTTAGGTTTTATCCATGTTTGGCTGCTGGATTAGCTTATTACATGTCATTGAAACGAGCGCCAGATAGAACAGGCTTACTTAAAGGCTTGTACGAGGAGGAGTTTCAAAGAGCACTGTCAACAGACGAAGACCGTGCATCATTTAACATCACACCTAACTTAAGGAGTTACAATAACGCATAATGGCTTTTGCATCTGGTAAAAATTCATACGGTATTTGCGACATTACTGGTTTTCGATATAAGTTGCGTGAAATGCGTAAAACTTGGGATGGTTTGTTGGTAGGACCAGACCAGTGGGATGAAAAACACCCACAATTACAGCCAAAACCATCTGCCGTAGATCCACAAGCAGTAAAAGATCCAAGACCTGATACCGCAGATGACAACTCTAGATTTTTAGTTTACACAAATGTTGGCGA